CTTGAGCCTCTTCTCCCCCTGCTCAAGCTGCTTGGCACCTTGATTGGCGCGAAGTATGTTAGAGTGGATGCTGTTCCAATTCTTTAGTCCTGATTCAAATCCAGTCATAATTTACTCCTATTGTTAGGGCAATGTATTTGGTTTGCCGCTTTTTGAATACCCCAAGAATGCCTGCTTCACTCCAGCCATTCCACCCCCGATTCCACCGCCCAATGCAGTCATACCCATACCAGCTATACCGCCGAGTATGGCACCGAATGGGTCACTCTGGTTGGCAAGCTGTGCTCCATATATCTGCCCCTGAGTGCCGTAGACATTGGAGGCAAATCCTGCTGATGTTGCTGCTGCATTGGGGTTAATCCCCAGACCCATCTGCAATCCTGACGGCATAAACGGTGCAGCCCCCTGCTGCGCTCCTGCTGTCTGACCAAACTGAGCTGTCTGCGGCATACCCACATACGACCTAGCCATGTTCATGCGTTGGTTCATCAGGTTCCTGCCCATGCCAAACTCCTGAAACATCTCACCAACAGCAGCAGCATCCCCAAGCATCGGGCCTCCACGGGCAGCGGAAGCCTTTCGGAATGATTGCTGTGCGAACCTCTGCTCCTCATCAGTCAGCGTCATGCCAGCCTCAAGCTGCTCAAGTGTCTTGTCTGCCAGCTTTTGTCGAACCTGAAACCCAACAGGGTCAGACTTCTCAATCTGACCGAGTGCCTCATCCAGAAACTCTCCCCCATATCTCTTCTGGATGTCCAAGGCCATTGTAGCCATAGAGTCGGCTGACTCCCGACGAGCCTGAAGCTCAGTCACCTGTTGGTCTAAATCTCCTATGCCCGTGAAGTCATAGTCTATTGACTGGTCGCCAACCTGAACGGCTCCCTTTTGCCCCATCTTCGCTGCCGCTTCTATCTCCTTACGGGCAGGGAGGGACTCTATATCGGCAAGGATACCTTCCCTCGTCGCCTCGCCGTAGTCGGGTGGAGGAGGTGGTGGCGGCGAACTGGCACCGCACACGGCATCCGTTGCAGCCCAATACCTGTTGCGGTAGGACGCAACTAGGGACTCAGCCTTGCCTAAGCACTCAAGATACAGCTCGTTCATGTTGTTTTCTCCCATTAAGTCTTTCAAAAAAATTCACTCCATACCTCCGTATCCTGCCATTTCTCTTGGCAAATAGCTTGAGATTTCTCCAGCCGGGACATCTCTCTGACAATCCATCGACAAGAGTTTGTATCGCTTCCCGGCTAATACATATGAGGTCTGAGATATAGAAGCAGTCCCCTTCATCTCTCCATGTCGTCCAATGCCTACCCAAGTCGTCTTCATTGCATCTCCATCCAACTCCAACACCGACCAGCTCGCTATCGTCGTGGACGAGGAATACACTTCTATTTGAGTTGTAGAAGTGGATGTGTATTTCCAGTAAATCACGCGGCCATCCACCACAACAAAGCCCTCTGGTATCGTTTCTAGCGCAGAAGTCAGCCACCTCAGGAACCCCAAATCTCTTAGTCTCTCCCTCATTCATGTGGTCTGCTCAAGGGTTAGTGTATTCATAAATGCGCTAGACTTTATGCTCCTTAGGTGCAGCTTGCCGCTGCCAGACTTCACCTTATATTGAAGCTCGTTAAAGTTTCCGACAGGTATCATGTTGTATGTCCTGATAACTGGCTCAATTGACGGGAGAGTGAAGTCTAGATAAACCGGAAGTGTGACGCCCGCAAGCCTTGTGTCTATGTTGCTTGGGTGGACAACGGTTTCAGTTTCAGTGTCCACAATGGAGCGCACCTCAACGCAGTGACAACCAGCATCGGATGGAGCCAGCTCAAACTCGACGTTATTGCCGAGCTTGGGTGAAAAGAAGTCGTTGAAAGTAAGCCCACGGGAGATGATGTGTGACTCTATGTCAACACCATTGTCCTGAAATGTCGTTAAATCCTCATTCAGCGAAGCAACATAATCAAGCCATGTCATCACATTGCCTGAGCTATCCCCGAATACCAGCTTCGGAAATCCATTAAAGGCAGAGACAGTGAACGCCTTGGGAGTCCAGCCTGTCCAGAATCCGCACCAAGTCTTTGTCACCGTATTGAATACCAGAACGTAATTCGGCTCGGTAGCCGAGTCTACAGGAACGGCGAGCACGTATCTGTTGTGCCAGAATTTCGCGCAGGCAGTGGTAACAGCACTCCAGTTGATTCTCTCAATAATGTCATCTATTGCCGGGGAGATAGGCTCAGATACGGAACTCTGTGCGCCAGCCAGAATGGTGCGAACTGTCCTTACACCATCACGGGCGAGGAAGAATACGTCGGAACCTGCTTGGGCAATGGTTCGATGAGCGACACAGCCAACAGTATTGTCAATCCGTTGAACAGGCCATGCGAGGGCGGTTTCCGCGCTCGGGTTGGCGTCAATCACATGAATACTGTGCTCCTTGAATACGAGCAGGTTATGGTTGTACCAGCTTGTAATGCCAGTGATGGGGTCGCCCTCACCGTAGCCCACCCTGAACTTGAATCCGGTTGCCCACGTATCGGCCCCAAGGATGTCACTTGCCATCACCTCATCATTGTAATCTGAGGTATTGGCAGCAAACAGCCTGCTTGTATGGTTGATTAGGAACTTACACTTCGGCGGGTCGCCAGTTCCGCCGCTGCCCTCATCAGTGAATGTGGATGTACTAAGTGAGTGAACATTACTATTTCCGCCGTCAGTGAAGTAAACCTTATCAACCAACTGAGCCATCTCCACGTTTGCAGAGCTATTCGGTGAATACCCTGATACCGAAGACCAAGAGCCTCCCGTGGACTCATAGACAACCCCATTGGAAACAGCCAGTAGCTTCTCGAAAGTGGGGGTGTCGTAGTAGCCAATCCCCTGTATGGGGTTGGTTAGCGTAGCCCCTACAATCTCAGTCCCCCTGCGAGTGATGATGGAACCAAACCTGTCGATATCCATGTTCTTCGACTCTGAATACTGCTGGGGCTTGAGCAGGTTAGCCCGAACATTGCTCACCTGCCCACCGACAAAGCTGCCACACAGGTCGTACTGCAACGGGTCGTCTAGTCCATCATTAAAGAATACAGGCATTACTCAAAGTCTCCACCACTCCAGTGACTCGCCACCTGCGGGACAATCTTTGTCACCCTCCCGCTCTGGTGGTTCTCCATGTCCCTCATTACGGCCAGATGGTTCCCGGCCTCAGTATACTTCACCTGCGCCTTGCCGTACTGACGCATATGCTCCAAAATGTCACCCTCCACAAACGACAGAAGGGCATTCTCGATGCCGTTAATCTTCGGTTCCCCGTCGTCCGCTAGGGTTGGAAGAATATCCGTATCTGTGGAGGATGATGTTGTCCATGTGTTACCATCGGACGTTATCTTCTGCTTGCCTAGAACAAGCAGAGACTTCTCCTTGTCGGGCTTTCTCACCAGCTTTATCTTTGCGTTCCCACTTGCATCCCTTGGCGGCACGATAAAGTTTGTCACGCTACCGGAATCATTGAACAGGGTAGGGTCAATCTGGAACACAGCTTGGTAGTCCATTGGAACAATCTCCAAGTCATTCCATCGTGCGGATACTGGCAGGTCAACAGTGGCATTCAGGGTTACTTCCTCGGTGTCCACGGCAACGGTATAAGTTGTAACCGCAAGGCTTTCACGCCACAGGGCAGAGTCCCATATCATCTCATACCTCCTGTCGATAAAGTTCTTCAGCATGGCAATGCTCGCCGTGTCTGTCTTCTGGACTTTATCTGCTACGAATTGTGCCAATGCTGCTTTTTTCATATTAAGTCGTCCCGTATCCCCATTCTGTTGCGTTATTATACAACTTTAGCTCCTCGTAGTTATCGAACCCAGCTCTCCCAAAGCCACTTACGTCACCCCGACAATGAAAGACTGGGCATAGGGAGCCGAATGCTGCTGAGTGTGTTCCGGTGTCGTAGGGAGATGTTCCCCCTACCCGAAACCATCCGTAAGAGCCGCCAATTATAAGCTCGGTCTGAGAGCTTGAGGGGGTTGCCGGGATAGTAGTCTCCCCTGCGCCACCTGTTGTCCATCCGAATGTGCCTGAGCCGCTGCTGCCTCCTTGGTGGTTGAATGATGCGTAAAAAGACCAGCTTGACAGGTCGAGCGGGTTTCCCCCTAGATACTTAACCTTTGGTTCAAATCTAGACCAATGCGAGGAAGACCCAATCACGTTGGTAACAGCATAAACAAGCTCCTCACCCACTTTTGGCGCCCAGTAAACTGGCTCCCATGCACCTGACACTTTAGTCCAAATCTTATTAACTCGCTCCCAAGAGCCAGACACCTTTGTGAATACCTCAGACTGCCTCTCCCAAGAGCCAGACACCTTAGTGTGCAGGCGCGACAAACCCTTATCCTCAGTGGTTGCCCCTGTGCCAGTGTCCCAATGTTCTGAGTTAGCCATCTATGCGTAATACTTGTAGAAGAAATCACCATCCGAACCGTCCGCCGAGTCATCCGGGTCGTCTGTGTCAACGATATGCGTTGGTGCGGCTACCCATTCTGGGGCCGTAGCCCCGGAGTTTACAGCAAGTTGCTGACCTGCTGTCCCCTTGGCGAGTCTGGCTGGCGCACCGGAACCAGCATAATAAAGAATGTCCCCCTCCGTGCCATCTTCTAGCTTGGCTAAGGTTACAGAGTTGTCCTCTATTTCTGCTATGGCGATAGTCCCATTTGCAGCAGCAGTTACGCGCCCCTGAGCATCCACGGTTATGTCTGCCGTAGTGTAATCTCCAGCGGAGACAGCCGTATCTGCCAGCTTGTCGGCGGTTATCGCATCGTCAGCCACCTTGGCCGTCTCAACCGCGCCTGAGGCAAGCTCTGTTGCGCCCACAACCCCAGCGTTAATGCTGGCACTGTCAACGATGTTGTTCAGCTTGACATGAGTCACTGACTCACCATCAGTAAACGTGTGGCCCTTTGTAATGTCTGGCATTTTCTACTCCTTTTTCTTGGCTAAGGCAGACCATATTATGCCAGCGATGGCAATGATGGCACCGACAGCCATTTCCAAATCTCCCTGACCAATGACGCCCTTAGTCACAAGTGCGCCACCGCCAGCAGTTAGTAAATGTCTCACGATGCCGTTAAGCACCGTGTCCTGTGTCTTCGTTAGTTTCTTATCTGGCATTTTTACCTCTCTTCTTCTGGTCTTCTTTCTTGTTTTTAGCTATTCTTCTCTTGGCTTCCTTCTTTCCCTCTCCGGGGTATGGCTTTTTTCTTGGCATTTTTACCTCTTTTCCTTGGGGTTTCCTCTCTGTCTGCATCCCTATCTAGGGCATCGAGAATCTTCATTCCCGTCCAGATAATAGTTACCACTAAAAGGACAATTTTCAAGACAATCTCTATGTCAGAGAGTGTCGTTACTCCTAATACAGTACCATTAACCCCTAGAGTCTTGGCTAATTCCATGCTCGTATCATTCATTTCTAGCCTTCTCTCTAGCCCTCATCTCCTCCTCCGCAGCCTCCCTCTCCTCACGCATCTCCTTCTCATCAGGAGACTCAGGCCACTCCGCTGACATATTCTGAATAGACTCAAACGTGGCCTCACCGATAGCCACCTCGTAGCTGTTGCTGTACTCACGCACCGCAGTACGATAAGCAGCCCAGTCCTCTGGAACAACTGTCCCGCCCTCCGTAGCCCTGACAACCATCCAGTCGCTGCCGCTTAACTTGTTGCTGGCAGTTTTCTTGCAAGCTGCCACGGCTCTTGCCTTCAGTTCATCCAAGTCCCTTGGCTCCACAGTCCAATCACCGCGCTTGCCACGGATGCGGTAGTACCGCTCGTTGTTCTTTGGGCGGTC